ACCTGAGCCCGTTGCCGAAGACGTCGTCCAGCGCGACGGATTCGCCGTCGAGCGCCTTGTGGCTGGGCCGCGGGTTGCGGCCGCCGGTGCGCCAGACCTTCCGGGTGAGCCCGGAAGCGCCGGCGGCGTCGTGGCCGCCGAACGACCGGGCCTCGGTCGCCGCGGTGGTCGCCCGGGTCGCCGCGGCGGACACCCACGCGCCCATGCCCGTGCGGAGGTTGTCGCGCCAGTCGCCCTCGTCGGCGACCGCGGCCACCGCGGCGGCGTGCCCGGCCTGCTCGTACTGCTCGGCGTGCGAGGCCGCGGCCTTCGCCAGCCAGGCCTCCATGACGTCCGCCGACCAGCCGTCCGCGCCGGGGTTCCACACGTCGAGCACGGACCAGGCGCCGATCTGCGCGAGCCGGAACCCATGCGCCTGGATGATCGCGGCGAGCTGCGCCTGCCGCTCCGGGCTCGATGCCGCCCATAGCTCGTAGAAGTCCGGCGGCGCGTCCCCGGCCTTCACCCCGGACGCGTCGAGCAGCCGGTCGGCCTGCCCCTGCGCCCACGTCGTCAGCGCGCTGGTGAAGGCGTCCCGCTCGACCGCGAACGTGCCGAGGTCGTCCGGCCGCCCGGACTTGGCGCCGGGCGGCCTACCGCTTTTGGGACCGGCGGACCGCCCGCCTTCGGCGCCGTGTCCGTAGGGGACGCGAGCCCGCCCACGACGACGTTGAGCGGCACGATCAGCTCGTCCGTCCCGTCCAGGTGCGGCAGGTTCTGCACGGTGCGGGCCTCGGCCCGGGTCATGTACGGCCCGCCGACCGCGGTCTGCAGCAGGCTCGCCTGCTCCTCGAAGCTGCCCCTGAGCTTGGACGCCACGTTGGCCTCCACGTACAGCGGCCGGCCACCGGCCAGCAGCGGCACCAGCTGCGTGTTGAGGACGTCCTCCAGGGCGGTGATGTCCGCGCCCAGGCTGACGCTGTAGAGCATCTGCCGGAACGCGTCCAGATTGGAGTACGTGCCCTCCCGCGCGCCGACCATCTCCGGCGGGATGTGGCAGGCCGAGGCGACCTCGGCATCGGACAGCTGGCGGCCCTGGATGTCGGCGGTGTCCTTCGGGGAGAACGCCTGCACCGGGACCAGCTTCATCCCGTCCTCGAGGATCGGTGTCCCGCCCGCCTCAGCGCCGCGCCCGATGAAGCGTTTGAACGCCTCCAGGAACCGGCGCTTCGCGCCGTCCGACCAGGACGGTGCGTCGGCCGGCCGCTCGATCACCACGGGCGTCCGGGCGCTGTTCTTCCACACCTGCCGCCGGTACTCCACCGACTCGCGCTGCTCGGCGATCAGGTCCCGCAGCGTCTCCATCAGCGACGTGCCGTCCGCGCCCCACGAGGCGTACCCGGAGTCCCAGATGTACCGCTCTCCGGCGGGGCCCGCGGCGCCGATCGGGATCGTGGCCGCCTGCCCGGACCCGTACGACACGTACAGCGCCGCGGGCTGGTCGTCGTCGTCGGCCAGGACGTGGAACCTGCGTGGCGGCTTGCGCCGCAGCTCCCACCCGGACAGCGTGTCCGCGGACGGCAACAGCGTCGCCGCCCACCGGTCGTGGATCAGCCAGTCCACGATCAGGCTGTGCCACAGCCGGAACGCGGACGTCTCCGGGGACGGTGCGTTGAGCAGCAGGGCCAGGGGGTGATCCGTCACCCGCTGCCGGTCGCCGTCCTCCACCCGCTCGTAGACGTGCAGCGGAATGCTGGCCAACGCCCGCGCCTTGAAGTCCACCACCTTCCGCACGGACGGCTGGGTGCGCCACACGTCGTACGCGGTGGCCCCCGAGAACGCCCCGAGCGGCACCCCGGGGTCCGGGACGATCACCGTGCCGCGGAACGTCCACGGGTGGTCCAGGCCCTCGAAGGTGGCCAGCACCCCGTCGCTGACCCCGCTCGCCTTCGCGGTCACCGGCAGCCCGTCCGGGGTGATCACCATCCCCTTCGGCAGACTCCGGCCCTTCCTGCGCCACCACGCCACCGCGCACCCCCGATCTCAGATGACCTCGAACTCGCCGTCCTCGTACGCGGACCTGCGCTTGGGCGGGCGGACCAGCAGCTCGGACATGGCGGTGCACATCGCGGAGACGCCGTCGATCTTGTCCGCGCTGTTGGCCTTGTCGGGCTTGACGTTCCCGGAGGCGTCCATCGACACCGAGAGGTTGTCGAGCATCCACGTCATGCACGGGTTGCCGTCGTGCCGGAACGTCGGCCGGCCTCCGCGCGCGACCGCCCGCTCGCCCTGCAGGAGCGCCCGCTTCACGGCCTTGAGCGCCGGCGACATCGACTTGTACCCCTGGCCGACGCCCACCACAGGCGCCCGCTCGCCCTCCAGGTCGTTGGTCAGCGAGGTCGAGTTCCAGCGGTCGAAGCCGAGCGACTTGACGTCCAGCAGGTCGAGGTCGGCGCGGATCGCGTCACCGATTGCCGAGTAGTCCGTGACGTTGCCCGGCGTCGTCTTCAGCCAGCCCTCGCCCACCCACCGTGACGCGGCGTTCGCCGTCCTCTTGTCCAGGGCCTTGATGTTGTCCTCCGGCGTCCAGAACCGGAACAGCAGGTCGACCGTGCCGTCCGCGTCGTCGGGCAGGAGCCAGACGAGCGCGTTCAGGTCGGACACGCTGGCGAGGTCCAGGCCGCCGTACGCCTCGCGCCCGCGCACCTTGTCCTGATCGACCAGGGCGGCGTTGGCCCGCCAGCTGGACAGGGTCAGGAACTCGGTCGTCTGCCGGGTCCGGATCCCCAGGTGCAGCCGCAGGAACTTCGCCAGGTCGGCCGGCGACTGCTGGGCCTCGGTCGCCTTGCGGGCCAGGTACGACCGGGTCGGACTGATCCCGAAGCCCGGGTTGGCCGCCCGCCAGGTCTCCTCCACGAACGGGTCCGCGTCCTTCGGCACGCCCCAGACGACGCCGTACACGCTCGGGTCGACGAGCACGCCGCGGGCCAGCTGCTCGATGCGCTTGCGCTTGCGGGCGTAGATCGTCTCAGGCTTGCCGGCGTCCGCCGTAGTGATGATGACGATGAGCGGTTGCCGGCGGGACCCGGTGCCGGTCTCGATGACCTCGACCAGGTCCGGCGTCTTGTGCGCGTGCAGCTCGTCGATCACGCCGCCGTGGAGGTTCGCGCCGTGCTGGGCGTCCGCGGCCGAGCTGATGACCTCGAAGTAGGACCCGGACCGCGGGTGCACGATGCGGCCCTGCAGCGCCTTCACGTGGCCCTTGAGCGCGGGCGCCTTCTCCGCCAAGGCCTTGATCGGCGCGAAGACGAACCCGGCCTGCCGCTTCGTCGTCGCGGCCGCCACGACCTGCGCGCCGGGCTCTCCGTCCGCGCAGGTGAGGTAGATCGCTATCCCGCCGGAGAGGGTGCTCTTGCCGTTCTTGCGGGGGACGTCCACGTACAGGTCGGTGATGATCCGCACGTACTGGTCGGCGTCGTCGTCCCACCGCACCCACCCGAAGACCGGCGCGATGATCCACGCGACCTGCCACGGGTCCGGCCGCAGCGGCTGGCCGGCCCACTGCCCCTGGGTGTGCCGCAGCAGGCTGAACGACCGCAGCACCTTGTCGACCGCCGCGGCGTCGAACCGCGCCCCGGGCACGTCCCTCGGCTCGGGGGTCTTGATCAGCGGCGGGCAGTCCGGCAGCGGGATGCCGCGCTCGGTCAGGTACCAGGCGACCTCGGGCGACAGCGTGAGGCGTTCGAGCAGTGCCTCGTCCAGGTACGCCGCCGGCGTCTCGCTGCCGGACGCCTGGGGCGGCTGTCCCTTACGCGAACGGGTTGTCCTCGTCGCCATCGTCGGCCGCCTTCGCCAGGGCCTGCTCCGTGCTGGGCGTCAGGCCGAACTGCGCAGCGAACCCGCGCAGCTCCCGGCCGGCGTTGCGCGCGATGGCAACCGCCGGGTTGGCCATGGGCCGCCGGGACTCCGACCCGTCCGGTCGCACGGTCACCGCCTCGGTCATCACGCCCTGCACCGTGACCAGCCGGGTCGCCGCGACGTACGTCGACCACGTCTCGCAGTACGCCGCCAGCACCGCGCGGTCCTCTTCCTTCAGCAGGTCGAGCCGCTGCAGGCCGGGGACGACGCGGCGCCACTCGGCGGCCGCCTCACGGCTCAGCCACGTCGGCGCCTTCGGTGCGATCCGCCGGAAGGCCGGCCCCTTGTGGACCGGCCGGCCACCGGAGTCGACGCCCTCACCGCGCCCCTTGAGTAGCTTCAGCGCCGCAGGCTGCGCGGTACGCCCCATGCCGCACCCCCTCTGACCTGCACAAACAAATGTGACGGTGCGTGACCGGCCCCTCAGGGCAGTTCACAATTCTGAGATCGTGTGCTCCGAGTTGACCGCGCCGGGCCCCCAGGCCCCCGGCGCCGTGATCCAGACTCCCCTACCCCCCGGGGCGGGGCGCCCGGCTCCCCGGCGGGCGGGGCGCGGCGGCATGGCGTGTGCGTGCTCACGTGTTGCAGCTCTCTGACCTGCACGTTTGCATGCTTCGCTGCATAAGTGCAGGTCAAAGGGGGGTGCCCCTGCCCCCGGGGAGGGCGGGGAGGGCGCCCCTCGGGCGGCGGGTCTCTGACCTGCGACTTTGCGTAGAGTTGCAGATAACCGCAGGTCAGAGGGTTGCGATGTTCGTCGGGGAGGCTGCGCCGTCGAGGCGACGTGGCAGATGCGTGGCGGCCGGGCGCATGGGCACCCGCGCACTACACTTGCAGTGCTCTGACCTGCACGTTTGTGCAGTTCCCCGTAAAAGTGCAGGTCAGAGGGGTGCCGCCCTGGGGGAATTCCCGCCCCCCCGGGGGGTGGCCTCGCACACCATGGGGGGTGCGTTTCCGCAGGTCAGGGAGGTGTGATGCCTCTGCGTCGGGCGAGATGTCTCAGCCGTCCGCGCTCCGCCTCAGCTGCGCTCTTGACCGTGTCGCAGGGCGGGCAG